AGCCGTATAGCCACTGATCAATGCGCTAATCCGCGCTACAAAACGATGGACTCGCTGCGCGAATTGATTGCTGCGCCGACGCCGATTAACAGAGCGAGGGGTGAGCAATGAGCATTCACAAACTGAGAGTGCAAGCCAAGATAGACCGCGGACAAGCCTGTTTGAAGTACATGCAAACCAGAACGTCGCCGGTTACGCTGAAGGACCTTGCCAGCAAGTTGGGAGTGACGACAAAATCAATCTCAAACTCACTCATGCCGCTGCTGGAAGAGGGATTGATTGTGCGCGAGCGCGAGTTCCGACAGTCATCGATCTGCAAGAAATTAGGATGGGCTTACGTCTATTACGCTGCAGAAAGGCGAAACAAGATGAAGAGAGTCAAGCAATTCAAGATCAATTACCACGACCCGTTTAACATGGCTACAAGGGCATGAAGGATTACTTGGCCGGCGAAGCAGTGTGGCGGCTACCAGAGGATCACCCACCGCCCTTGGGCGTGAAGATGCTGCTACTCAACAGCGGCGGTGTTTGTGTGATGGGCACATGGGCTGATTGGGCTGTAGCCTGGGCACCGCTGCCACGCATACCCGACAACATTAAACAGAGACTAATACGACATGGACATTTACCTGGATGCGATGCGCTACCGCATGCTGCGTCAACTTGTGGACTACCCGGAGCAAATGGATGAAGACCTTGACTTCGCTCTACGACAAGCGTCTAGCGATTATCAAACGCCTGCACGACACCATGCAGAATCAAATGAAAACCGATGCAGCACTTGCCGATCAGCTTTTGCATGATCTGGCTTGGAACGTATTAGAACTAAGAAAGGCACTTAACGATGCTATGCCCACATTGCACAGACCCGTCAGGACTGTCAGTCAAGACAATCGTCCTTGAATCAAGGACCTTTTGGGAACCTACTAACAAATACTTTTATGTGGAACGGAGGCGAGAATGCAACCGATGCAAAAGCCGATTTACGACAACCGAGAAGTCACCATCGGCTCGACAACACTTACCCTCAAAGAGTGGGCCAAGCGCTCAAGAATCAGCTTCTACACCCTCCGATGGCGGTTAGATCAAGGATGGCCACCAGAGCGCTTATTTGAGCGCAGGGAAGGCTTCCAGGAGGGTATGAAGGTCTGTAGTGCCTGCGGCCAAACAAAGCCCTCTGAGGGCTATTACAAGCGTTCCAGAGGGGGTTGGTATTCAGAGTGCAAGGATTGCCACAAGAAGCGCGTTATCTCAAATACATCGGCGCATAAATAGAGGGAGGCTGTAAGCCAGCGCCGGTCTCTTGTGCCTTCTTGGCCTTATCGTAAAGGTACATTGCAATCGGACTGGCAACTGCCGTGGCTAGTCCTACACCCCTAACCGCAGGGTTAGGGAATAACGTAGCCAGTCCGCCCAATGCACCAGCGCCAGCGATGGCCGCGCCAGGATCATCCCCGCCTTTCAGTCTTGTATAGGCTTCTTGCCCGCCCTCTGCTGCAGCAAGACCGCCCAAAGCACCTGCCATCATTGGTGACCTGAATGGTGCCGTCATGCCTCGACCCATAGCCCTGCCAACATTAGCAGTGGTCTGTTGGGTGCGCTGCATTAAGGAAGGTCTTTGCGGTGGCGTCGTTCCTTGCGGTGGAGGGATGTCTGCATAAACCTGGCTAGAGGGAAGAAGTACACCAGAAGGTGTAGACGTTAAACCAGGAGCCTTGGCCATCACAGACTTGGCATCACCCGTAATAACACCTTGCCGCTGCAATTGCTGCATGATGTCTGCTTGCTGTTTAGCGGCGGCAGCTTGTTGTGACGTTGCAGTATTAAACGTCGTCTGTCGCGCCTTACCTGTTGCACCACCATCCGTCGTGCCCTGCATTTGCCGGGTGTGCATCGGATCGGTAGGGATAGGGGCTGGTGGCGTTCCTTGCCTAGCAGCAGCCGCTTGTGCAGCTAGGATGTCACGCACGTCACGCAAGCCTGATGCTGTAGCCGAGCCAACCTCTGCAACCTTAGCGCCAGCAGCGCCGGCACCCATAGCCATCAAATCAGTTAAAGCTTGAGCTTTCGCTTCTGGATTCTGAAACTTACTCAGAAACTCTTCAGCGGCGCTTTTACTCTTGCCGCCGCCCTGGTCGCCTTGATCTTCTTGCCCTGGTGGTTTCGGCATATCTGTAAAGCCGCCAAGCTTATAAATGTCTCTGACATAATTCTCTGTGGACTCTGGCAGTTTTCCCTTTGTCGGATCAGATAAGTAAGTGAGTTCAGGGCCGGCATTGTAGGCAATCGCAGCCAACATCGGATCATTGTCGTAGCGATCCAAGTGCCGACGCAGAATGTCAACACCGATGCTGATATTTCTAACCGGATCAGCCAACTCTTTTGGGTCGTAGCCATACTGTTTGGCCGTGCCTGGTCGCACTTGCATAAGACCCACTTCATCTTTGGTACCCATGGCACCCGGATTTAGCTTGCTTTCTTGCCAAGCCAGTGCCAAAGCAAATCTTGGTGGGACGCCACGCTTTTCTGCTTCCGTAACGATCAGATCGGCATACTTAGCCTGCTCTGGCGAGAGCGAATTAAGGAAGGGCAGGATGTCTTTATCTTCCATGGTATGCCTTATGGAGTTGTTATGCCCAAGCGCTTACGAATGTCTTGGCCTGCAGTGGTTGGTGCCGCTCCCGGCTGTCTTGGTGCGCCAGGCTTAGGTAAAGGAATATTGACGCTCTGAGCAATCTGACTCACGCGGTCCAAATAGCTTTGCACCATGGAATTGTATTGATCTTCATTCTCGTCTTTGAATGCATCAAGCGATTTCTTAGACTTGCGTATCACCCGGCCAAGATCTCGATCAAACTCAGCACGCGCCTGCAAGAGTTGGACCTTGCGCAAAATAGTCGCCGGGTTGTCCTGCGGTGATATTGCTGCCAAGGCAAACAACTCGCGCTCAAAGTTAGAAATGGAGCCTTGACCCTGTGCAAGCTTGGCCATCTGCAATTGAATGTTGGCCATCGTATTGAGTGCCAACTCATATTTGTTGATCGTCTCTTGCTCTAAGCCAACATTCCGCAGGGCATCAGCAAGGGAACCAAGCTGGATAGTCTTAGAGTCTGCTCGAATACCATCATTGACTAGCCTTGTGATAGCGGCCCCTACGGTAGGTCGATTCAGAATACCGAAGATCTGACTTGCATCCTTGCCACTAGCAATCGTTTGAAGCAGGCGATATTGAGACATGCGACTAGTGACATCACCTTGCTCAATCGCTTGCTGCGTGCGGCCAACTTCTGCCTTAGCCGTTTCTGTTGCGGATGTTTCTTCGCCCTTGGCCGCTGCTGCCTGCTGGGCTACTGTGCGTAAGCCAAGGCCTGTGAGGAATTTATCAGCAGCGTCTTTGCCACCTTCGCTTAAAGCCTTTTCATACCTTGCAAATTGTCTTGGCGTCATCCGCATGTCTCCCATATGAGTCGGGAAGACATCAGGCTTATCCTGGCGAAGGTCGGCAATAATTTTCCCATCACTTTTGCGCAATAATATGCCATCAACAAACGCAAGATCCTGCCGCTCGTCTTCACGCAGCTTGCGTATAAATTCTGCTGTTTGTGCGTAACGCGGATTGCGCGACATCATGACTAAGTCTTGATCAGTCAGACTATTTAATCCAGTCTTTTGTGCTGAGGGTGGCAAGACTTCAGCCTTTGGCTCTGCACGAGGGGCCTGAGGTGCTCCGACCTGAACCGCGGGTTCTGCAGCAGGTTCTGCAGGTTTGCCAGGTTCTGCAGGTTTTGGAAGAGTGGCACCCGTTAACTTGGGAAGGATGCGCTTATCCATCTCAGCGGCTTGGGTCAGGGCTAAGTCAGCCGCAGCTAATTCACGCTCCATGCCTAATCGCTCAAGGCGCTGCTTTTCTGCGGTGGCTTGCGCAGGTCCAACCTTCTCAGCGACGTTGGCTAATGATTCACCAAACGATCCTGTCCTGGTAGGCGCTAAGAACCCTTGTGCCATAGCGAGAAGCACTGGATCAAACAACTGCTGCCGGTTCTGCAGGGCATCTCTTAACTCTTGCTGGATACGCTGCAGATCCTCAATCTTGGTCTGCTCTTCAGTCGATTGACCAAAGTAGCTAACAGGCAGATTGGCAAGACCGCTTCTGGGTGTAGTCATGTTAACCACCAAAGTCTGCGAGGTCACTCAATACTGTTGTGTCAGTACCATCCGTGCTGCCCGGCACCGTCTTAAAGATGTCCTTAATAATATCGCCAAGGCCACCGCCACCTTTCGGAAAGGCCGCACCAACAAGTGTGCCAAGGCCAGCAATTTGTGACATAACGGATGGACTAAGCTGCGTCGGCAACTCTTCCTTCGTTTCTTCCAGTGACGTTGGATAAGTGTAGCCGCGCATGATTTCAGCCACATTCTGAGCACGCTTAAGTGGCGCTTCAAGGATTGACTGCTCGTAAGCCAGCCCTTCTTTGCCGATGTCTGCCAGTTGCTTGATCGCTGCTGGTGCCGCGCCTGACTCAACATTAGCCAATGAGCTTAATCCACCTACTAGGCCCTGCTGCGTTGCCTGCTCGCGTAGCGCTGCCTCTAAGGCCTGCTTATAACCTGCTGACATGGTTTCAGCTTGCTTGCCAAGTAATGCCGCCTGAACGTCCCCTAAAGCCTGTCCTGTTGCGCCGGCATAGCGTTGGCTACCAAAGGCTCCCTGGCCAGCAAACGCACCGCGCAAGGACGGTAACAGGTTGCGCTGCACATTTAAGGCGGACTGTCTGGCCAATTCATCGACCACGCCTTGTTGATATGGGTCGTAGAACTTTGAGATGTCTGCTGCCTCAATACCCTCGGCCAAGCCACCAATCCGTGAGGCATCATCTGCTGCTGTTTGATACCGAGTAAGGTCGGATAGTTGCGGAAGGGTTCCTGCACCAGGCGACATCAGGTTTTGATAGAAATCCGGCCTTGCAGCGATCAACTGCTGGCCAGTAAAAGGCGTGACAGTTGGCGGTGTGCCAGGCGCTGTATCTGTCGCTGCCGTGCCGGGCGTTACCGTGCCCAGCGCACCCATGCCTGCTTGCGATAAACCCGTCAGATAATTGGTTAGATACTCAGGCGTCTTGGTTACTGAACTCTTTTGTAACTCGACGGGATCTGGTGCGGAACCTTGAAATAGCGACATGATGCGCTCCTATCGTTTCTTCAAATAATCCAACGGGCTTTTGAGTGCCGGTGGCGGCAAGTCTTTAGGCTTGTTGGATCTTGCACGCGCACGAATGGCATGCATCATTTCATAAAGCTTTTCTGTCCCTGCCTTGGTCGAGCCATTACCAAGCGCTGCAACCACATCAGCAGGGAAGACAAATTCACCATCGGCCAGCATGGCAGGAATGTCATCCGATTGACCATCCCCTGGCCCAGAGACATGCTTACCTTCACGGAAGTCTTCGCGTGATAATCCGCCCTTGGCATACATGAACTGCGGGTTCATCACCTGACCGCCCATGCGGTAAACAGGTTCTTCCTCAGTTTCTTCAACGCCCACAGGGATCTCGCCAAAGATCTCATCGAAGGACGGCTCTTGACCGTAGGTGTAGTAAGGTAAGCGCATTTCTTCCTCTTGAGGCGTTACTGGCGTTTCTGGAACAACGGGCAATCGCGTATCAAACACCCCAGCTAGCGGGTCATAATACTTGCCTAATTCCTTGGATTGTAAGAGTTTTCCTCCCAACCAATCCTCTGGCGATTTTCGCCCAGAAATCATGCCCGCGGCAAGCATTCCAGCACCTGCTGCTGAAGGCGCTGCCGTCTTGGGTGTCGTTGTTTTGGTTGTTGGTTCAGGCGTCGTTACTGTAGGAGCAGTTACTGTTGGAGCAGTTACCGTTGGCGCTGCAACTTCAGGCGTCGTTACTGTAGTTCCTGTCGGTGTGCTCGTTGTTGTAGGTTCCGGGTAGCTTCCAGGCCTCTCAGTTGATTGATCTGTCGTCAGATCAGGCGGTACGACATGCAAGTTTGTATTGGTCGTGACATTGCCATCCGACGTAATCGTTGTCTGCGTTGTCGTGCCCGAGCTTGTATCCACCTCAGTTACGGTGGCCGTGTTGGTATTGGCATCCACGTTCACAGTGGTAGTCACGCCCGTCGTGTTGTCAATCGTTACCGACGAGGTGATATTGTTGTCTTGCGTGGTGACCGTCGTACTCGTATCAGTCGTATTCACATCCACTGACGCATTCGGGTTTGAACTCGTGACGGTTGCGACTATTGCGTCGGCATCATTGCCCTGATTGACTGCTGTAACAACCGTGCTCGATATGGCCGTAGCAGTATCTACACCGCCCTTGACTGCGCCTTCAATCACGGATGTGACCACTTGATTGGTATCAAGGTTGGTAACCGCCGCCGTCGATAAGGCTGTATCGGCTGCAGCTAGCAAGGTAGTATTTCCGCCAACAGTATTCGCGGCATCAGTTGATACCGCCCCCGACACCGCATCGGTAATAGATGTGTTGGCGTCACCGCCGGAGATCACGGCACTAACAATCGCCGTGCCGACAGACGCATTCGTTGCGTCATTGGTATTCACACCTGCTGCGACTGCGCCATCAATAGCACCGCTCACCGCCGTGTCAGTAGCCGCGCCTGCGTCAATGGCCGCCGTGACTCCGCTCGTAATTGCTGCCGCAGCGTCTGTGCCTGATGTGACGGCTGACGTTACCGCGGAACTAACTGCGGTATTCGTATCCCCGCCTGACGTGACTGCCGACGTTACCGCTGACGTGACTGCCGCATTGGCGTCTACACCAGCATCAACGGCTGCAGTTACTGCCCCAGTTACTGCAGCATTAACGTCACCACTTGCTTTAATTACTGTATCAACTGCTGTAGTTACTGCAGCGTTAACATCCCCGTTTGAATTAACTACTGCAGTTACTGCTCCAGTTACTGCAGCACCAGTATCGCCACCTTGAGCTATAACCGTGTCTACTGCAGCCGTTACTGCAGCATCAGTATCACCACCTGCTTTGATTACTGCGTCTACTGCAGCCGTTACTGCAGCATTAACGTCCCCGTTTGAATTAACAACAGAATCCACCGCAGCCGTCACAACGGCACTCGTATCCGCGCCGGCATCAACGGCTGCCGTTACCGCTGAACCTACTGCAGCATCAGTATCACCACCTGCTTTAATTACTGTATCAACTGCAGCCGTTACTGCAGTATTAACATCCCCGTTTGAATTAACTACTGCAGTTACTGCTCCAGTTACTGCAGCACCAGTATCACCACCCGCTTTGATTACTGTATCAACTGCTGTAGTTACTGCAGCGTTAACGTCCCCGCCCGCTTTAACAACAGAATCCACTGCAGCCGTTACTGCAGCATCAGTATCGCCGCCTGCTTTAACAACAGAATCCACTGCGGCACTTGCTGCATCATTTACATCGCCACCTTGAGCTATAACCGTGTCTACTGCAGCCGTCACCACGGTACTCGTATCGCCACCACCAGCAACTGCGCCCGTAACCACACTAGATACTGCCGCATTGGCATCAACATTGTTTGATGTGGCTGCGTTCAATACATTGGTCACAGCCGATGCCGTGTCATTAACCGTGGTGACCAAGGTATTCGCTGCTGTAGACAGCACGGTTTCAGCGTTTGCACCATTGTTGAGTGCTGATGTAACGGTTGCATCTAAGGCTGCGCCATTGGTTGCTGTGATGGCCGCGTCAACCGCTGCTGCTGTCGTATCTGTATTGCCTGTCTTTGCCGCGTCACCGACAAGGCTGCTGACTACCTCTGCACTGCCGCCCGTTGCATTTGCCGCTGCTGTAATGGCCGTGACTGTCGTGGCCTTATCGCCATTAGAACTAGCAATGATGGTACTAGCCGCATCCGTTACTGCGCTTGCATCGCCGCTTGTTTGATTGGATACAGCATCAATGATTGACGTGGCCGCGCCACTTGCCGTACCGCCGTTGTTTGTAATCGCAGTGAGCGTATCTTTAACTGCAGTCGTTACAGAAGATCCACCGGCCACTGCACCTGTAACGACTGATCCAGCGTTGGCATTTAGGTCAACATTATTGCTTGCAAGCGAACTAACAACCTGGTTGACAACCGTCGTCGTGTCGCCAGTAGTTGATGCGGCTGCAGACGTTAAATCGCTCACACCTTGGGTCAAGTCTACGTTGTTATCAACCAGAACCTTGACAGTGCTATCAATAGTTCCAGACAGGTCAGAGCCAGCATTAACCGTGACGACGTTGTTTATAGCCGTATTGAGATCAACGCCGCTCGTAAGGTCTGATGTAAGCGTGGATGTGACATTGCTGGTCACCACTGATGGCGTAGTCACATCAATCTTGAGTTCTGTCGCGCCTGAAGGCTCAGCAATCGTTACCTTCGTGCCGTCAGCATAAGTGCCAACCATGGCGTCGCCATTGATAACAACGCTCGTTAGATTGCCAGCACCTTGCAACGAAGCTTCCGTTGGACCGCCAATCAATGCGCCAAACGCTGCCTGTCGAAGAGCAGACATATGATCTGCGCCTGTAGCCCTGGCGATCACATACTCTTCTGCGCCCTCTGATGCCGAGCCTTTGATGATGGTTTTCGCTATGGTGCCGCCAAAGGGAATCTTGTCTGCTGCAGCAGTCATAAGCGCCGTTGTGACGCCAGCGGTTCGCATATCGTCTACCGCAGACTTTACTGCGGCTGTGCGCGAGAGACCCTTGGCTAGACCTTCATCAACCTTTTGAGCGCCTTGCAAGCCTGCGGACTCAATAACATCCAAGCCTAAGCCAGCAAGAAGGCCCGCATACCGCACCGCACCATAAGCGCCACCAGTGGTTAACGCCAACACAATATTCGGCGCTTCCTGAATACCTTCAACCCCGACCATTTTGAGCACGGCACCCGGATTGTTAATGACCGAATTAAAAATTGCCCGGCCTAATTCTTTGCCATTCGTGGCACTTGCAATTCTTGCTTTGACCTCGTTCTCACTATTGATTAACGCCTGCGGATACATTTCCTGCGCGATGTTTTCTAGCTTCCGCCCAAAATCCGACATCTGCGCCGTGTTAAGGCCTAAGGCCTCACCCATCGTACCGAAGGCTTTTAGGGTGTTGCCTGCGGCTTCTGCCCCCATGCCAAAGGCAGTTGAAATGCCATTGATAAGCGCTGGCATGTTTGGCCTTGCGCCGCTTGCGGCATAACCCGAAATGTCAATCAATGAAGTTGGTGCGCCTTTATTTTTTAACTCATTAAAGGCGACAACGTAAGCCCGATAGGAATCAGCATCAGCCGTTGGTACTGCTGACTTAAATTGATCAAATGTGTATGGGATCTTGCCGTCTTTCTGGTCAAGGAAGAACGAGGCCTGATCCTTGGTTACGCCAAGCTTTTCGAGACGGTCTATTGCGCTTTCTCGTGTTAAGTCACCACCCTTTTGCGAGTAGTCAGAAAGCACTTGGGAGATGCCGCGCTGGTTTTGCAAGGCGGTCTCTGAGAGCGCCACCTGAAATTGCGGATCACCTTGCATGGCCTTAGCCGCCATGCCCGCAGCAGTAAGATCAGGCCGCTCTTCTGCTGAAGAAGCCACATACGTCTTGCCCTGCCATGTGAACGTAGCACCTGCACCGAGTTTTTCTCGTGCTAACGCATAAGCTTCACTAAATGTTGGCTTGGCAGCAACTTCTGCGCGAATATCAGGAAGCGTGGCAGCACGCTCTTGCGCACCTTCGCCAGCAGTTAGCTTCTGGCCTTCAATGACACCGCGACCCCTCATTACCAAGTCGTTAATCGCTGCGTCGTTGTAACCTGCTGAGGTCAATGCACTACGCAGTTGATCTTCTGTGCCCGTTCCTGCGATGAAGTCACGATAGGCAGATTGAACGCTAAGTTTGTTCTCAAGCTTGATGGCATTCTGCGCATCAATACCATTGAGAAGTTCATTAGCCCGCGCATCAGAAAATCCCGCCGCTACCATCTCTGCCACAGCAGTCTGACGATCTAATCCAGGAGTGCCAAACTCGGGGTCAATGCGCGAATACCGATTCATTACATCAGCACCGACACGCTGCTGATTGATTTGCGCATCAGCCTGCTTGGCATAATTTTCTGAGTCTGCCGCGCTAAAACCAAGAGATTGCAATTGACTAACAAGCCCTTCACGACTCAGGTCATTGCCTGGCCCTAGATAGTCAGAAATGGCTTGGTTTGCAGCCGTGACGCGCTGTTGCCGGGCGATTAACTCATCTTCAGCCGGGTTGGCGCTTGTTGATAAGCCGCCGCTGACGACGTTGTACTCGTCAATAACATCGCCAGTCCCAGCACTGCTTGTCGCTCCTGTCGAAGAAGTTCCCGTTGGTTGAATTAGCGTGGATAAAGCGCCTAATTCGTTGCCCTGAAAAAGCTGATAGCCTGCATTGACTAACTTGCCGGCGGTTGCTTTGTCTAGTCCTGTCTCTGCAGCCAAAGTGTCAGACGCATAGGCAAGACCCGCGCTCGTGGCTAAGGCTATAGGATTGATCTTGCCGGTTGTAATTAGCTGCGTTATTGCCTGCTTGCCGACTGCGGCCATTTCAGGCGGGAGCATAGAACCCACCTGGTTAGCAACCATTCCGGCTCCGGCGCTCAGAACAGAACCTTTCAAGGCGTCAACCGGGTCTCGCCCAGCAAGTATTTGCGCTCCGAAATTTAATGCGCCACTACCCAAAGCAGCGGCACTTGACCCTGCTAAAGCACCGCCTGATAAAGCTCCGCCAAGCACCTCTGTAAACCCTAATCCACCAGCAGCGGCGAGCGCCATTGGCAGCACACCTTGAATCAAGAACTCTCTGAAAAATGGCGTATCTTCAGGGGCGGTATAGTTCTGCGGTGTGCCTATTGGCGTAAGCACACCATTTTTCATAATGTAGGCTTGACTTACGCGCTGCTGACCCGCGTAATCACCACTAGGCGCACCGCCGACCATAAAGACAGTATTCTCATCGCCTACGTTCTGAGAATTTGCTTCAACAGGAACCATCTTCCCGTCAACTACTTTGTATGTGTTTACAAAGGTTCCTGTATAACGATCAGAAGATCCTGGTTTGAAAAATGCGCTTTTAATATTCGGATCAACCGCCATCAAATAATTTTCAGCAGCCGTGGTGCTTGCTCTAAAATCATCTGTGGTTCTTGGCTTTACGCCGGTTACCGCCTCTGTTTCTTCTGGAAGATTGGCGTTTGCTATTGCGGCTGATTTATCAAGACTAGACAACCCGCTAGTCGTAGTTGGCACCGACATACTAGTTGTCGCGCCTGCTGTTGTAGTATCCGCACCTGTTGCGCCAGTTACAGTTGAGAGACCGGACAGTCCACCCGCCGTAGGCGCTGCCGACGTTCCAACCGTCTGAGCGCTGGTCGGAGTTGAAGCAAGTTGATTTTTAATTTCATTTGCAATCAATGCGCCTGTTTCTGCATTTGGGTGCAAACCATCCAACAGGCCACCTTCAGGAATCTGCACGCCCGACAGATCAATGTATTGCAGCCCATATTTGCTTGCGAGGGCTTGCATGCCTTGGTTGATTTGCTGTACCAATGGCGGCATAAAATCAAAATAATTGCCGTATAAACCCCCATGTCTCGGATCGCCTGATGTAGCTACGGGCGGAATGCCTACAAGCACAGGCTTAGACCCAGCTTGATTAGACATTTGAATCATTGTTTCTAAATTTGTAAGCGTCTGCGCTGGGTCTCTCAAAATGGCAGCGTCTGCAGCACCATATCGCAGCAACACCGTGCCAGGATGGGAAGAATCTAAAAATGATTGAAATGTGCCGCCTGTGGTTGCAAATGCTGAGTCTTCTGTATTGCCCGAAAGCGCTTCAGGTTTTATGCCTGTTAACGCTTCAGTCGTTGTCATGCCACCACGGCTAATATTTGAAAAGCCGCTGCCAAGCACATCAGTCAAACTGCCTATGGAATTTCCTGATGCGTCATAGCCAAGTGTTGATGACAATGAATCGCCGAGAATTGCAATATTTCCACCCGACGTATTCGTGCGAGAACTCGCAGTATTTGCAACGGCTTGCGCAGCATTTGTAGCCGTGGACAAAGCGCCAGCCTTTGGTAATCCCACCGTATAAGGCGCTGACTGATAACCTCGCATCCAATCAATGTCGCCCTGTGAAACGCCAGCAGCTAATAAAGCCTCTGGCGTGACGTTGTATTGATTGAAGTAATTGATCTTTTCTTCTGGCGTGTCGTAAGCACCGCCAGCCACACCCCATTGATCTGGAGGGACAAAGGCCTGCGTTACAGACGTTGGTGTTGACAGCGCACCCGTTACATTTGCGGCAGACGGTGCGGCTGTAGCCGTTGACAACGCTCCGGTTGGACTTGCAGCAGGCGGCGTTTCACCTTGAAAATACAAACCTTGTACAGCCGCATCAACATCCGCCTGTCTTCCACCGAGTAATAGCAGAGTTTTAACAGCAGCATCTCGATTCATGCTAGGTGCATAGATCTTTGCGAGCGAACTAATCGTACCCGGAGCCAAATATTCTTGGCCATAGGGATCATGAGTCTCTGATGCTAGGCTTTGATATAACGCCATGTCATGCCGTCCTTGCGTTGACTGCGCCAACGACTGCTGATGCCCAATCCTGCCAGTTATCAAACCCGTATGGCTCAGGAATGGCTTCGTTGGCAAACACGTCAATCGCCTTCAGGCCAGCAGCCCAAGATTTCCACTCCACGCCAGGGCCTGGTATCTGCAACTGCTGACCAGCATAAGCCTCACACATGAGTGCTGCCCACGAGTCAAAGTCTTGGTAACGCGGGTCATAAACGACAGCCAGGCTCATGTGGAATATCCCCTTACATCACCCTCATCAGCACTCACAATAACCTTGCCCAACTGGTAGTCACCGCCGGCCACATTGCTGACAAACTTGAGTCGCAACTCTCGGCGCTGCTCTTTCATGTCAATCTTGCCTGTACTTGGCGAGAAGGTATAAGGACCTGTCGTGCTATCCGCTTCCTGCGCATAGGGTCGGCCTGTGACGTATAACTCCATGTCCTCTGACTGCACAAAGTCAGGCTCCACACGCTCAATACGCAACCATTTGTTCTCGCCAACAGGCGACGGTTGTGACGGTCCACCAGCTACCCAACCAAGATCGGATGTCTCAAAGTAGCTTTCAATCGCATTGGCTTGCGTGAATACCACTTCATCAGTACCCACCTCATGCTGCCAAAGCGAGACAAATGACATCGTGGTATTAACTGTCAACTCAAAGTCAGCACCTACACCGTCAAGTACGGCTGACAGTGTGTCACCTACTTCATAGCCCGTGCCTCGGTCATTGATCTGCACAGAAATCACTACGCCGCCTGATACGACAATCGTGGCGGTAGCACCTGAGCCAGAGCCACCTGTTAGCGGTTCATAAGCGTAAGTAGCGTCTGCATAACCTGTACCTGCGTCGGTAAGAGACGTGTCGAGCACACCGCCTGTATAGTTGGCCAACCAGCCAGCATTGATCGGAAAACGAAATACCTGCGAGAAGTAACCTGCAGAACGCCTGGCACCTAATGCCGTCCCCACGTCATACCAGACATTCTCGCGGATGTTGTAAATCACAGCATCATTGCATTCAGTCACGTCACCACGAGGGTAGAACCACCACACCTCGCCAAAGCGTGGGACCTTAGTAGCAAATACTTTCTGCCGTTGCGTGTAGTTCAGGTTGTCAAAGAACCAGTTCTGGTTGAACTGATTAGGGATCTCTTTAACCACGCCGTTGTAAAGCAAAAAGCGATCAACACCGCACCAGTAATAGATGCCGTCATACTCAATCACGGACTGCGATGAGAGGATTGATGTCTGCGACGTGATGATGTCATAGCGCCAAAAGGTCGGTGCCGCAAAATTGCCCGTTCCAGCCACGCCTAGCGACGTAGGAGCGAAGGAAACACGCACCAGGCTATCAAGAGACCAGAACAAGCCTGACGGCGAATTAGAGCCACCACGCACTGGCAAGCCCTGCACGATCTTCCCTGTGGCCACGTTAACCGCATTGGCCTCGGCAGACACCCAATCATCCAAGTTGCCTGCAGCGCAATTCCGAATCAATCCATCATTGCCGTAAACGAAGACATAAGGATGCAGCGAGACCACACCGCCCGAGACTGATACTTCATTGTCAAAGGTCAGCGTGACATTCGTGCCGCTCGCAGTGGCAGGCGTATCTAATACCAAAGCAGTTAACTGCACTGATGCTACTCGCGTACCTACAGCAATACCTGGCCCGGTTACTAACTGGCCAGCGCCGATATTGAAGTTACTTGTGGCCAGTGTTACCGCGGTAGAAGCGTTAGTGACCGTTGCGGCTGTCTCAGTAAACACACCCAAAGGCTTGAAGTTTGTACCGGCAAAATCAGCCGCCAGGACAGGCGTATTGAACTCTGCGCTGATGTTAGTCAAGTCTTGCGACGGATGCGCCAGGAGCACGTTTTGGCCGCTTCCTGAGGAATCCTTAAACGTATCAAACTGCCATAGATTGTCAGCGCTTGGCGTAAAACAGCTATCAACTGTCGCCACCTGAATGCTAAAGCCAGAGCCACCACCACCGCCAAGATTGGCATCGGCTGCTGTTAGCTTGTCGTAAACCAAGTAACCAAAGCCGCCGCCCGTAATCGTCACGGCAGTGACTACATTGCCCGCAACCGTGATGGTGGCCGTAGCGCCCGAGCCTGTGCCTGATGTGACGTAAATAAGCGGTACGCCCGTATACGTTGCATCCACATAACCAGAGCCTGCAACCAAGACGTTAGTCGTCAAGATTGACCCGCCAAAGGTTAAGTCTGTAATGCCTGAGCCAACGCCATTATTGTTGATGGGCAATACCTGCACGCCATCACTGTAACCGCTATAGACGTTGTTATAGGTGTTCTGCGGAACTAAATAAAGGCCTCGTGAAGGGCCTGCAAGTTGATCCGTGATCTGCCTATAGCCGCCTATCTTTCTGGGCCTTTTGCGCTGAAAGCGCACCCATCGGCCATCCACATAGAACTCTTTATCAAACAGCGTTCCATCACGTTGAATGCCCGGATTGGTATCAAGCGCGAAGACCTTTTTGGTCATCAGAAGGTGCCCCCGCTGATACCGCCCGTAAAGTTGCCCGTGCCTGTCACATCCATACCGTTGGCATTTACGTCAACAATCTGATTGCCCAGGACTGAAATACCAAAACGGCCAGCGCCAGGCCTGTAGATGCCTGTATTGGTCTCTGAGCCAAAGTTAAGCGATGGACTACCAGCAGAGCCATCAACAAGACTAATTGCGGTGCCGCCGGCTTGGGTGGTATTGGCATTTAAGACGTTAGTACCATCACAAAACAAGCTAGCTTGGCCCGATGCTGGCACTGTAGCGGTGCTTGCACCAATTGCGCCCGTTTCAATTGTGAGCGTTTCGCCGCCTGGAGCCGTGCATTGATTGCTCATTACATAAAAATTAACGACAGGCGGAATGACCACGGTAACATTGCCCGAGAGCGTGCCCGTAAAGATCATCAACGTGTTGGAAGCCTCACTGGCTGTCAGCGTGACAGTGCCCGAGGTAACTGCCTTGGTCAGCACACCAAACTCAAACTGCGTGCTGACCCCATAACCTACCGTGATGAACTCAGTGCCCGTACATACAATAAACGCCGACTCACCCGGCTGGAAAGCTTTGCTTACTGCGCCATCAAGGTTTTGCGATGACGTTGTATTGATTGTCAGCGTGCCCGTGCCGTTGTTCTTCAAAAGCACAAACCAGTTATTGCCAAGCGTTGCTGCCAATGGAAGCGTTGCTGATCCAGCGCCACCTGCCCAAATGTAAGTCTGTGCGCGATCTGTCGTGGCAAAGGTCGAACCCGTAACCAGCGAAATGACCGGGTGGCTTTGATTAAGTGTTGCGCCACTTGCTACCAGGCCTAAACCTGCAAGTGTGGCGGCATCAGCAGACGACGTGCCTGTGCCAAAGGCGATGTTGCCCCACGTCCCTGTGGCTGTAGGGTTGGCCGTGATGTAAACGTACTTTGCCTCGCCTGCAGCAATCGAGACAATCGTATTCGTGCCTTCGTAATCCTTGACTGTAAATGTCGTGGCACCGACGTTTCTGATCAGCGCATCTTGGCCAACAGACGCCTGATTAGCAGGTGGCATATAAAGCGACAAGCCACCAGCAGTGGCTGTCACGTTCATAATCCTCGCTGCAAAATCGTCTGTGGCGTTGCCGTTGATTGGCCACTCTAGCTGTGTATTGGCAGACAGCGTAACCGCACGGAATGAAACGTCAGTCGGCTGTATGACGTTGCCGTCGAAAGGACTGTTGTAGCTAGGCATTTTCAACCCCCTCTTCCGCAAGTTTCTTAGCCTTCATGAGCGCCTTAGTGGCAATATTTGAGGCGCGGATCTTTGCTTTAGTCTCTTCTGTATGCTTGCGGCCTAAAAAACTTGCATGCTTAGGCTTCTCTGCTTCGGGCATTTTACGGCCAAGCAACGATTGCCTAATTTTTTCCTTTGTTTCTTCGCTCAATGGCTTGCGCGGGCGGGCCTTATGGATAGCAGATAGCTTTGCTCGCACCTCTTGAGAAGCCTTCTTGCCAAGATTTTTTCCCTTATTTGAAGCGCGAATCTTTTCAATTTGCTCTAGACTATATTTGCGGCCTTTGGTTCCATACTTTGCCGCACGCTCTTCATCTGAAAGATTACTTAAAAACGCAAGACTTGCGTTTCTTCGTATTTCCTTGCCCTCATCTGTCATGGGATGCCCAACAACCCCCTCGCCGCCATCCGTCAGATTGTATCCGTTGGGATGCTTAGTATTGTGCTGCTTAATAAGTAGGCGCTCTATATCGCAAGCCGCTTCAAAATCAAATGCGTCACAGATTTGAGAAAAAACAAAATTGTCTTTCCCATACTTTTTAATTGCAGCATGGAGTGCTGGAGCACTGCCATTAGCAGACAAATGCGCATTCCAACGCTGTTTGATGTTTTTGGAAATGCCTACATATTGTTTGGCATTTAGTTTGTTCGTGATGATATAAACCGACCAAATGCTCATGATTAGCTATCCACAACGACGGCTTGACGATCAGCAACGCGCAGCTTGTTCTCTATGACAAGCGACTCAAGGATGGTTGTGAGTTCTTCACGGTAGGCCTGAGCCTTATCGTAATTCTTCAAGAACATCGACGCCTCCACGAGAGAGCCATACAGTAATGCTTGCGGTGCGTAAATCGTAAACCAGTTGGTTTGATTGGAAGAGTCCAGAGGCTGAATCCGCTCGTAGTACAACACCTCAAAGTTATACGCTGCATCAGGCGTCGGTGCGATGAGCCAATGCGTGTAATCGTAATCAGCGTAAAACTTAGGCACCTCTTGCTCGGCAGGATCTGGCCAATACTCGCGCAGGTATTCCACAGTACGCAGCAAGACAGGATAGCGCCTGCCATCGACTGTGATGTTCATGCTCACCGTCTTGTGCCACCGTGCTGGCTTGTCAATCACATTGCTGCCAATCACCATCGCGCTAGTCTGCACGGTAAGGATGCCAAGGATCTTAAGCCTAGCAGCAAGCTTCTGCTCGGTTAACCCAATGAAGGTGGGAATCTTATCTAGGGTGGCGGTGTCAGTGCGCTCTAGGTACTGAGCAATGTCAGTAACCAGATTGTCGTAGGTCATTACATAGGCGGCTGTCATGTCACCACACCTTCTTTCTGATCGACTCAGGCTGGGGAACAAACTGCTTGCCTTGCCTCATCCCTTCACGCTTGGCACGCGTGGTCGCTGCATACTCAGACGGACTCAACTTCTGTCTTGCAGCCTTGGGCAGGTAGCGTTCACCCGTTGCTTTAGGGCCTTGCGTGGACGGTTTTCCAGACCTCGTTCCCCAGTCTTCTTTCGTCCACTTTGAGAGCGAATTATCCGCTTTTTTTGGCCCTTTGTAACCTCCCCCGGACTGCTTGTACTTCAGGGTGGCTAACTGTGCCTTACGGGCGCTCCATTGGCCTGGCGAACCGCCCTTGCCTGAAGCCTTGACTGAGGCAACAATACGCTTCCACTTACCAGGATCTGACTTAGTTGCTGAACTCATCGCATTAACGCAGCTTCCGCCGCCCTCCTACGGGTTAGTCCTGGCAGCACACGGCCAGCGGCTTTGTTCCAGAGCATGCACTGATCGGCAGCGCCATCCCAGTCGCCAGCATCAATGCGCTTCTTGAAGGTCGATACCCTATAGTTACCAAGGCCGCAGTTATAGGCCCAGCTTGTAACAGCAGCCATGCGCCTTGGCAGCGCCTTAGAGAGGCCTGGCGACATCTTGAGCAAACCACGCACGAAATACTCAACATGATGATCTAGCGCGTCCTCACACTGCTCAATGGTCCAGACGGTCCCAGGATTGATTTCTGGCCCTGTAGCGCCCCAGCCTATGGTCCAGGGATGTCCACGGGTTCCTGGATCGGGATAGGCCGTCACACGGCCATCAGGCAAGCGCTTTGCAAGGCCCTCAAAGGGCTTGATGAGTACATCCTTGCAAAGCTTCTTGGCCTCGTTCATGACTTGTTGTACTTCTCAATAGACCGGCCAACGAACCAAAAAGTGAGCATCATGTTCAGCATGGCGAAGTCATCCTCGTCGTAGCTCTTGGTCAGCACTTCGGCCCAGTTAGCGTTTGTTTGAAAGGCAATCGTCAGCCCAGCAGCTTTGACGGCCACATAAACACCAAAAGCAATCCAAGTAAGGCCGGGTCGGGTAACGGCAGTGATAAAAGAAGCGAACCAGCCAGCCTCTTTTGCGGTGGCGGCTTGTTCCTTAAACGCCTCCTTGATCGTATCCATTTGCTGTATCGAGTAGTCAACATACTTCTCCTCCATCTTGAACTCGCCCCTCATTTTTTCGAGGTCGGTCTGAAGTTGGAACATGGATAGCTCGTGCTGACGCTCGTTCTTTTTGTCTAAGAACTTAAGGACTTCAGGGGCAAGCCTGAACAGACCACCGAATATTGAACCAAGTAAACCGCCGCCAAGTAACTCAAACATTACTTACCTCCCTTGATTCGCTCCCGCTCCTCAAGCAGCCGCACTTTGACTTGTAACTCATTAATGTGGGTCATCAACTGTTCTTTGAGAACTGCACGGCGCTCCGCAGAAATCGGTGAATCCGTTGGGGTGCCTTCTTTAGTAATCAGCGCAGGCATTTGCCCCTCGATTTTGGTGAGACGTTCTGAGAATGAAGCAACCTGTCCGAGCAGCCAAGCAAGCGCAGCCACTACGATTGGGATAACTGCCTTGAGGACGTCTGACCAAGCCACGTCAGATACCCAACAATTTCTTAACGAACATCGCGGCGACTCCTGGCCCGAGCAGGACAGCAGCAATCGTGATGTAAAGCAACCATTCAATGTGCCTCATACGCCTGCTACCGTCGCCTAGCCGCTTCTCAATTTGCTCATAGCGCTGGGCACAAATCGCCTCATGAACAGAGAGCCGCTTGTCCAAGTCGTCGCTCATGATTAAAACCCACGCAGCGTCTTTGCTAGTCTTGCGCGTTGACCAAGCTTGCCAGGCGCTTTCGCTGCTTTGTTAAGCATTTTTGAGGGGATCTTTTTGTCCGAAGGCACGCCTAACTGCTTATGCAAAGCACCAGGCTTTTTTACCGCCTTCTGAATCCATTTTTCAGCCATTTGACACCTTTTTGGTTAGCGATTGCCTAAAACGATCAAAGTTGCCTTGAAATTTTTTTGTCCCAACATGAGCGCATGTCATCTTGGGATCTAACCAAATATCGTAGCCAAGTGCCATAAGCTTTGAAAACACTACCGTGTCCTCTGAATGCAATTGCCCATCCACAATAGCAATATTGCAAATCATCCGGCGTACTTTGTTTTCATTCTCGTACTCTTCACTGTTCTCCCACAGATCAAGCACGGCTTTGCGGCTCATCTTCACAAATCCCATGCCTAAACCTTGAACCTTTATCAATCCTGAAGAAGCTGCTTGCAAGCTGTCCGTCCTGACCACATACTTTTCATACTCGTCTGTCTTCTTGCGGTATGTCCCACCAACAACATCTTCAGGCCGTGACAACAATTCCATGATCCACATGGGATTCCACTCAAGATCAGAGTCAATCCAAATGACTTGGTCGTAGTCCTCTTCTACCGCTAGCCCAAACAAATCATTTCTTGCTCGCTGAATCAGCGCGTCATACGATAAAAACACAGGGTGCAAAAACACATCATTAGATTGCGCTACTCGGACGCTATTGACCAAGGAGTTCACATACCAAACATCTAGTCGCCCGTCTAAGGCAGGAGTGGCAATTAAAACTTTCATGTGGCCTCAAATAAAATGTCGGTTTGCAGCAAACTGCCTTGCTGGTCGTAACTCATATCCCAAAAGTCTTTGATGGTGTAGCCGTAGTCCTTCATAGCACTGATCACTTCATTGATCAACGGCGCACCTACGTTATAAGGCTGTACAGAACATTCAATCAAAAAGAAGCGAGGGCGTTTGGCTAGCAACTTTGTCGCGCCTTTCAGAATCATCAACTCTGAACCTTGCGTGTCCATCTTAACCAAGCCCTTAGACCAGTCACCCGAATAGTCTGCTACAGCATCCAACGTCTTCATGGGCAACGTCAGTTGAATTGGCTTGGCATAGTGGAGGGTGTTCTCTATAAACACTGATGAGCCTGTCGTGCAAGTATGCTCTGGCAAGGTATAGAAAATAGCCTCACGATCTGCATCACCTAACAAGACAAACTTTGCAAACGGAATGTAAGACCGCTGCCTTTTATCTGCCTCAAACTGTTGCACCTTACATGCCGGGTACAACGCTTTGACCACTGCCGTAAACTGACCTCGGTATGCGCCGATGTCAAGGCATTGCTCTAGCACTACCCCCGTGCTTTTAAGCTGCCAGAGTCTGCGTCCGATAGCGTCCAATGAGGCTCTCCCATTGCGGTCTTGCGTCCCAAGTCCAATACTTTCGGTAGTGCTGAACCTGATCTGTATTAGGTTGCCATGCATCTACTGCGTCATCCAACGCCTGAGCATAACGCTTAACAAACTCTGACGGCTCGCCTAACGGCACATAATCTGCCCATACGCCACAAGTCTCTGGCAACGCACCAAAGTTCGTCGTTACTACTTTTAATCCGTAAGACAATGCTTCAATAGCAGAAAGACAAGACGTTTCTTCAAACACGCTTGGGTAAGCAAGAATGTGATGCTTTGTCAGTTGCTCGCGTACTTCTTCATTAGGCAAATAATTGTAGTGCGCTGCACCAAGGGCTTTCAGTTGTCGGTACAAGGGATTGAATTTATGCCCTGTCGTTTCATGAAACTTCTTGCCATAGATCTTCGTGCCAGAAATGACCGTCAACGGCACCTTGTTCCTCATCAACGGATAAGCCTGAGCTAACAAGCTTAAACCGCGATTGGGCATGGACGTATAAATCAATCCAACTTCTTGAGGCTTGTCATGATCTGGCGCAGGACTAATGCAGTTTTGAATTACAAAGCACTTATCGCCGGGTAGGTTTACACGCTTTCTAAACTGCTCGTGCTGCCAATGCGATACGAACACGATGGCGTCCAACCGCGACACAAAGTCAGCATCTGCCAAGCCTGTAACGCCTGCCTGATCGTAACTAAGGTGTTCCCACAAAATGTTGGGTTTAGCAGGGTGGAGCAACCTTGCATCACACGTTGAAAGTATGATGTTGACAGGGCTTGTGTCCACCCGCTTTTGGAGTTCTTCAAGAAGAATCTCCGAGCCACCTTTAGGCGAGGTAAGCATCGCCTGCCGTGATTGCTGCGTTAACACGGGTCATGTCATAACCTGTCCACCACGGCTTATCACGCATGTACTTCAGGTGGCCTGTGTTGCGCTCTACCGTTTGCTTATTTGCGTCATTTTTCACGATGGTTCTATTGCCATATTCTCCAGCAACGTAACCTTCAATCAAACCACACGAATCAATCAACGCTGAAAAGTGACGGTCAAGCTCTTCTTTTGTGGGTACTTCAATAACGTCTGACATCTTAATTTCCTTTCAATATTGCGATCTCTGCTTGCAACGCTTCAACCTGCGCGGCAAGCTCCTGAATTGCCTTGACTAAAGGCGAAATGAACATTTCACGGCTGATGGATTGAATGCCGTCACTACCCTGATCCCAACCGTTAAACGTGGTACAACCTTCTGCATCGAGCGCAGCTTTGACTTCTTGCGCGATTAAACCATGAACTACCGTTGTGGTATCACGGGTGTTTTCTTCTCGGTAGTACGGATGATTTTGTGGAAGTTCGTTTTGTGGCTTCCAAGTAAACTTGATGGGATTCAGACGCTTGATGAAAGATAAGCCTAACGTGTCTGGGCCGATGATGTTCTTCATCGTGCCATCTGATGTCTGCGTCCAAGTGGCGTTTACGGTATAGGCGTTGTAGATTTTGCCCGTGCCATTGCCAATAGTGACGTTTGTGTTGGCCTGTCCTGTAACTCCACTTCCAATAACAATCTGATCCACGCCACCTGCTGCGCTTGCATCGGCGTCATAACCAACAATAACATTACCTGTTCCTGTTGTTAATACATTTCCTGCTAAATAACCAACAGCCGTGTTATTTGAGCCGGTGGTGTTACCGCCGAGGGCATCTAAGCCAAACGCTGAATTTGCAGAGCCTGTCGTATTTTGATCCAAAGCGTTGTACCCAACAGCAACATTATCTACGCCAGTGGTGTTTGCGCCGAGGGCGTTTGAGCCAATAGCTACGTTGTAATACCCAATAGTATTAGCATCTAATGCCGCATAACCAATAGCAGTATTGTCTGTGCCAGTGGTGTTTAATTTAAGACTATCACTACCAAAAGCTGTATTATTTATTCCTGTGGTGTTTTGAAATAAAGCATCTGTTCCAAATGCTGCATTAGAATACCCCGTGGTGTTTGAATATAATGCTCGATAACCAAAAGCAGCGCCACTTCCAGTTGTTGTAAAGGTCATAGCAAGACTACCAATTGCTACGCTAGAAGATCCAGTGGCAACTCTAAGCGCATCTCTTCCTATAGCAATGTTATCGGACCCTGTTGTTAACGTAGTCAGAGCAGTGGGGCCAATAGCTACGTTGTAATAGCCCGTTGTGTTTGATGTGAGGGCTTGAAAACCAATGGCAGTATTAGACTCTCCAGAAGTAGTTGCACCAAGAGCATCACTTCCAATTGCAATATTTCGTGAAGCTGTTGTATTAGCATCCAGTGCCTTAAAGCCAATAGCTACGTTATTTGTACCCGTGGTTGTAACAAGACCAGCCTGATAGCCTACAAAAGTATTGTTAACCCCTGTAGATACATTGCCAGCTTGATAACCCAGTGAAGTCTCAAAGGGTGAAGCTGAGTCGGTGACGCCGGATAAGGACGCTCCTGCGGCAGCAGAAGTCCAAGTCGTACCGTTGGACGTAAGCACATTTCCACTAGACCCCGGCGCTACAAACTGAACGGCTGAAGTGCCGTTACCTAAAATGACGTTGTTTGCAGTGAGTGTGGTTGCGCCTGTGCCGCCTCCAGCCACGCCAACTGTGCCAAAGCTTAAGGTCCCCGAGCCATTGGTTGTTATGGCTTTGTTTGCCGCGCCATCAGCCGTGGGATACAGCAAGTTCGCCGGGTTGTTCATCAGCTTGATGACGTTGCCTGTCGTGTTCTTGGCAAACAAGATCATTCCGCCATCGTTGTAGTTGATGGCCAATTCACCAGCGTTTAAGTTACCAGCGCTTGGTGCTGTTGTTGATGCCGTGTTCGTGCGGTAAAGCTGAATCGGCGTGTAATTAGTGGCTGGCATTAGAAAGTACCTCCGTCAATAACCGCCCACTCTGGAGCGGATGCACCTGCTCTTAAAACATATCCTTGTGTACCAAGGGCTAAAGTTGAAGTTGTTGCCGCGCCGGTTTGATAAACCAACGAGCCTGCAGCACCGCCGGCTACATTCGTTGCAGTTGTGGCTGAAGTAGCCGACGAAGCACTGCCGCTAATGTTAATACCCCAGGTGCCCGAGGCTCCTGTGCCGTCAGCCTTGGGTGCGCCAACCGTTGAATAGTCAATCGTCCTGGCCACTGAGCCATTAAAAGTTGTGCCGGCTACCGCGCCGCCCGTATTTGTAAACGTCACCGAGTTGGCCACCGCATTGGCCGTGGTTGCGGTAGTAGCCGTACCTACCGTTACACCCGCAGGATCGGACCATTGCGGTGCTGTGCCACTCGATGTCAACAAGTAAGTGTTTGAGCCAATGCCAAGCTTACTAAGGGCCGTTCCTGTAGCGTAGTAAGGCAAGTCACCCGCGGTATAGGTTGTCAGGCCTGTGCCGCCATTGGCCGTCGTTACGGTTCCCAGGCTAATGTCTGGAGTCGCGCCGCCAGACGATGCCAAAGGTGCTGAGGCGGTTACCGCGGTGACCGTTCCTGCGGCTGGCGTTACCCACTGAAAAGCAGATCCAGACCATGACAACACCGTGCTTGCTACTGTTGGCGCAGTGATAAATGTCGTTGCACCTACATTGGATTGCACAGCAATCTGATTGGTTGTGCCGCCCGCAAGATTGGTTGCTGTACCGACTGCAAGCGTTGATTGATCCGCATACTCAAGCGCCGTAGCGCCAGCATTGACTTTCAGGATCTGCGTGGCTGTGCCAATCGCCAAGAATGTCGTAGTCCCCGACCCTGATTGATACGGCACTGAGCCTGCAGCGCCACCGGCAATATTTGTCGCTGTGGTGGCAGAAGTTGCCGTGCCAACGGTAATAGTTGCCGGGTCTGTCCACTGTGGTGCTGTACCCGAGGAGGTCATGATCCTCGATGAGGCACCAATCGCTAGCTTAGATAGCGCCGTGCCAGCGGCGTAGTAAAGCGTATCGCCTGCAGTAAATGACGCTAGGCCTGTACCGCCATTGCTTGTGATTAACGTGCCAGATAAGGTTATTGCTCCCGCTGTTGGTGTTGATGGCGTAAATCCCGTTGTGCCTGCACTGAATGATGAAATGCCTGAGCCTGTCGGAATGATGCCCCAGCCGGAGCTTCCATACCCCTCAAAATTGCTTGTCTGCGTGTTGTAGCGTAATGCACCTTCAACAGGTGGACTCAGACGATCTGCTGTCAGCCCTTTGGGTAATACCACGGCACCCGTACCTGGCAGCACGACGTTGTCAGCAATGCTAAACGTCGGATTGGCAGCATCACCCGTAGGATTGGCAATATCAATCTGATCTGTCGTGCCTTGAAGCGTGACTACCGCCAAGGTATTGCCTGATGTGCGCGAGAACAAACCTGTGCCCGACGACAGTGCCAGGTTAAGCGGCAAGCCTGTCAGCGAGATTGTTGGATCGCCAGAAATCCCATCGCCGTCAGCCACGCTCAAACCTGCCGTTCCAGCTTGGACAGCGCGGTTTGTAAGCGTTGATCCGCTTGTCTTGACCTGTATACCCGCCGACGAGTTTACGAGGCTTGCAGGCGCTCCTGACAAGGCTATGGCCATGGTTGAGCCAGCACCGTTGTCGGTAACCGTAATGCCACCACCTGTTGTTACTAATTGGCGGGCATCGGTCAACAAGCCCTCTGATGTGGCCGTGATAAAGCTGTAGTTGGTTACAGGCACCGCGGAAATAGCGCCTGTAGTCGTTTGGACGGTTTGACCGCCCTGAACAATAGGAACTAGCTCAGTGCCGGTAAGTGCGCCTGCTGCTGGTAACTGGGTAATGGTTTGATTGGCCATTCATCACTCCGGCGACAATGAGATACCGTCAAGGTTCCCATTATTTTCTGGCGTCTGCGTATTGCCTTCAGTTGACATTATCGTCTGATTTAAGCCATTCGTCAGCAGATTATTGGGATTCAACGCTACCGATAGATCCGGCCTTGGAAAGCGCAGATTGATGCGCTCTGTCTTTCTTGCTGGCAGGCGATACGGGTCCTTTTGATCAGCACAGCCCTCATTGCATACCTGCAAGCCAGGGAAGTTAGGATCAGGGCGCATTACGACATAGGTGCGCTTCATCTTGCAGCGATCACAGACTGCAATCGCAACACTAGCAAGACCTGACGTATCAAGAAAAACAGACATGATCAGGACGTGTACGGCATGATATTGGGCGCAAAGTAGATCGGTGACCGATCACGCTCTTCTTGCTCGACTTCATTAAGGTACTTTGTGGCTTGCGCTTCGAGGTACTGCACGCGATCTAACGGCACCTGCGGCAACTCTAGCGACAATTGATGACTGAGCATGGCAACCGTGGCCAGATACCAGCGCTGCGGGATCTGTAACTCGTCAGTCAGATCGCCTACATCCATAATCTGCTTGGAATACCAGACCGTCATTTGAATAAATGGGTCATTAGGCGTAGGCCAGAGGTAGATTTCAGGCTGAGGAATCGTGCGGTTGAACCAAAACTGGTACGGTTGATTGGCTGTGAAGTTTTTATTCGGTAGATTGGTGTAATCATCACGATTTAGGCGTGACATCATGATTTCTCGGCTGTTATTGCCGACATACCACTCTCTTAATGCCAACGTCGTGCCGCCAGAAGCACTAATACGGTAAAACTGAACCGTTTGGCCAGGGTCAATGTCATACCAGAGCCATTGATTGTCCGTTACAACGACGGTTCCGACGTTTTCAAGCGTATTCCAGGTGGCACCATCCGTGGAATACTCAAGAGTGAAGGTCCAGGTGGCACTTCCACCGCCAGAAACATAGGGTAGTACGCCAATAGATCCCGCATAAACCGGGTTATCGGTCCCAAAATCGACTGAAATGTTGCCATTGGCACTCGTTTGCTGGCAGTAAGTGTCTACGTCGTTATCAGCAACAAAGGACACCGTGCCCCCTGCGCTCGTAGCGTAGTTACCCGAGGGGCGGTTCATGGTGCGATAGAGCGCATTCAGCACGTCATTAGCGCCTACAGGCAGCGAATAGATGTACTTATCCACTGACAGGCCGATGACTTCCTTCTTAATCGCCCAATACTGGATGCCAATGTTGATCAGGCTTGATAGCGTCATGCCCAAGATCTCTCTTGCGGCTACCAACTGCTCGCTGGTTAGCTCTTCTGCTAACTTGCCACAACGACGTGCTGCGTGGTCAATCAGCGTTTGGACGTTATAAACCTGGCCGTAAGTATCTGAATATGCCATCTACCACCCCGGACAATTCCAACGGCGCATGGATGCGCGTGCTCGTGAGCCTTTCTCGCTCTTCTCTGCTACTGGACCCATCCTAGCGCAAAACGAGTCTCTCCGAGGTCCTCCCTGGGGCTGTGGAGCCTTCAGGTTTGATCCTGTTTCTCGGTTGTACTTGGCTCTGCCTTTGGCCGTGAGACCCGCGCCACGATCCGCTGGTAGCTTCTCACCACGGCCAATCGCAAGGCTCGGACCGCCGTTCTTAAGCTGTTCAGGAAGCTTCGCATAAGATCGCCCTTTCACGTTAGATTGGGTGTATTCAGCCGCTACATCAGGACTGATGCCCACCTTCTTGGCAAACTTGGGATTGTTCTCTGCCGCTTTCATCAGCCTAAATTGGGCTTTTGATTTAGCTGGCATACGTCTTCACCATTTCAAGCGTAATGGCGTAAAAGTCCCCACTTGCCGCATCAAGCGTGCTAAATAAAACATCGCCCGTTTTTCCCGCCCCTGCGTTATTTGTCAGGCCACCAAATGATGCAAAATCAATCGTGTATAAAGAATTTTGTGGTACTGCCCAACATAAAATATCTGTCGTAGCATCCCAGTAAATTTCAACTTCTAACCCGTGGGTTGCCGCATGAATTTTTTGTATTGCCACACCATTACATGCCTTACCCGATGCGCTTGGATTTAACGCTGAAACATCAACCTTGAGCACTTTACTTTCATTGCCTGAGCCATCGCACTGAAATGTAAATTTCATGATTGCCATGCGCTCGCCGTCAAGGAGCGTTTGACTTGCAACTGTATTAGCCATTTATGACTCCTGAAGTAAAGCAGGGGCCGAAGCCCCCGCATTTAGCACGCGCCGCCGGCTCGCTTTTTGGCTGGTGGTGGCGATACCGTTACAGACTTCTCAGTCTCGGTTACCGCACCTTGGCCACGCAACTTGTCACGAAGCTTGCCGCCAAGCTCCTTAAAGATGCCAATCGGATTCAACGCTTCCTCAAGATCTCGACTCGCCTTGGCTGCAGTTGCCTGTGGATCTTTCACGGGAGCGACATTCTTTTTAAGCATGTCACGCTCGTAATTGCTCACAGGACCTGCAGCACCGCCATCGTTAAACTTGACTTTGCCACCTTTCTTGAAGGTGCCCGATTGACGATCATTCGACACAGCCGCAGAAGCTGGCTTCTTGGGATAGGCTACGGGTTTGCCTGAATCAACAAGACCCCCCGTAGCGTAGCCCTTTTTTGCGGCACCACCTTTCTTGTAACCGCCTTGACCCATGACGACGCCGCCGGTTTTGTAACCGCCAGGCTTGCCCATCTTGACATCGCCAGTAGGACCCTTGGCTTTATCAACATGCGCTGTATCCATCTTGGTCTTGACGTAAGACTTAGCGCCACGCTCAGACTCTGCTACCGGAAGAATGCCACTCTTGGGCACTGCGCCGCCCTTTTTGTAGCCACCCTGGCCCATAACCACACCGCCGGTTTTTAGGCCCTTGTGAGCCTTAGATGCAGGCATAGAAGCATGCTTTTTAAGCTTGGCCTCGGTGCCCATCATCTTCTTCATTTCGGCTGCGTGCTCTGCTTTGGTCTCGCCACCTTCCTTCATCATGGGGCGATTCATCATCGCCGCACGACGTGCTGCCATAGAAGGACGACGTGGTGCCATTGCAGGTGCCATACCACCGCGGGAGCCAGGAGACGGCATTGCTGCCAAGCCGCCCATGACACCGCCATTCATCATCTTAGTTACTTTTTTCGGTGTTTTGACCATGCCACCTTTCTTCAGCTTTAACTCTACTGAAGGCTCGGTGGTCATCATCTTCACCATCGGCTTAAACTGACCCATTTCTGTTCCTTTCAGATCCGACCCCGAAGGGCCGGTGTCTCATTAGGCCGACGGGTTAACAGCAAGGCCACCAGCGCTGTTGCTCGGAGCAGGCATATCAATGTATGTCTGGCCGACAGCGTTAGCCGTGCCAAGGCCGGTATACCCTGCGGTGACGCACCCTTTCAGAACGACCATGCCGCCAGCCGAAGCAGGCAACGAGATCAGATCTGTAATCGCCGTGCCAGTGGACTGGACAGCGTTAATAAAGGAGCAGCCATCAAACAGTTGGAAGCGGTCAATCGCACTCGCAGCAGCAGCATAAATCGCTGCGCCGCCAGCACCACCAGCACTTGCCCATGATGGGAATACGCAATCCTTGAAGATATTGCGCGTTGTGCCACCAGAAAGCTCAAGCGTGTAGTTTGCTGCAGTACGCTGGACCGTGTCGCCACCAAAGGTGCAGTTGATGAAGGTGCGCTCACCACCGCCCGAAAGCTTGATGGAGCGAGCACCCGTGCCACCTGCAGAAGCCGCATCTGCCATGCCGTAGATGTCTACGTTGGAGTAGGCATTGCGTGAACCGCTGTCAGTCCAAGCCACCATGCTCGCGCCGCCTGTAGAGAATCCACAGAAGACTGAGAAGTTGGCAAAGTAACAGCCGCTTGCAGTGACGTTCACAAACTGCGTCGAGCTACCGAAGGTGGTAACCGTGTAGGTGCCGCTGGGAGGAGCGATACGCGCACGCTGGGCAATCTGTGTGGGAGCACACACGCCGATCAGGTGGGTTGCATCTTTGTTCCAGGTCAGCACACCAGAAGTTGCTGCCGAGTTTACTTCCTGCGCAAGCGCCGTCGATAAACGAGCAGAGCCACTGGCTGCACCATTGCCGATTAGAACGACAACGTCGTTGTTACCAGCGGTACATTTGGCCAAAGCACCATAAAGGGTTTTGAGGGGAAGTTCCACACTGCCTTCGTTTCCATCGGCACCATTCACTGGATCTACGAAGTAGTAGTTGCCAGTAAACGGCAAGCCGCCGATGGTTCCGAGCACAGGAACTCCGAAGCTTGTAATCCCGTTGGGGAAGTTCGTCAGAGCCATTACTATCCTTTCATGTTGAGAAGGAATTCAAGTATTGAATCGCAGCCTGGAGAATGTCTTTATTGTCACGGAACAAGCCTAAACCTCGATTACATTTTGTGCAAAGCAAACCTCTTACTCTGCCGGTCTTGTGATCATGATCTACTGGCATTGCAATCACCTTACCCCTAATAACAGCGGTTTCTGGTTGCTTGCAAATGGCACAGACATTATTTTGTCTAGAAAGGGTTTGTTGGTGCCACTCGTAAGTGACGCCATACTTTTTTCGCAAATCTTGATCCAAATAATATTCTGGATTTGCGGCTCTCGCTTTACGATGCCACTCTTGCATATATTGTTTGTAATCTTCTGAAGAAGATCTGCGTTCTTTCCAATAAAAATTGTCTTTACCCCAAGGATTTGTTGGGTCTGGTCGCCATGCAATTGATCCTTCTGGCTTTTCAGGAACATCTTTGACAAATTGCCAAAAATCTTCCCTCCAAGAGTCTTGCATATCCATCCGATGGTATCGACGCAGTCCACACCACGACTTATAAGCCGAGTGCTTTTCACGTTTTCCCCAATCGTTTGGCCTAGTCTCACCAACATCTCCGTGACGCTGGACCCGCATATAGTGCTTTCGGCATAAGCCTTTTGCAACTGATGATTGGGTACAGTTATGAACATGACATTTCTCTGGCATCGGTAATCTCCATTTGATTGCTCATTTGAATTTTACCGATGGCTGCTTTACTTCACAATACTTGCGTCAAACGCCAGGAGTTCCATACATTGCGCGTGGGTCAGTGAAGCCAACGTCATAACGCTCAGTTGCCTTGTAGCGCATGGTGTCGGTCTCAAAGTCCCCTTCCATCGTCTTCTCAAGACGACGGCGCATCATCAGCTTCATGCCTTCAGGCGCGTCAGTCTGAACCCACCAGGCGGTGGCAGAGGTAAGACGCGAGAGAACAGCGGCACCCTCGTCGAGCAAGCCAATCGACTTGATCGGGTTGATGTCGTTGTTTGCCTGGCCGGCACGAAGAACAGACTTCAGCAGCACCTCAGCCTGGAAGATGTTGCCAGGAGCAACGACAAGCTGGCGTGGCACGAGGCGGATCTTCTTGCCGTTGTTGTCCACTGCCTGACGGATCTGGATGAGCATTTGCTCAAGCGAGGTCTGGCTGAGAACAGCAGCGGTGGTCAGCAGGTTGCTGAACGTACCGTTAACGATGGGATGCGAAGCGCTGTTAAGTGCTACGCCGTCGCCACCAGCATATTGTCCGCCCGTGAAGGCGTTGTTCAGTACGTTGGCGCACAGGGTTTCCTTGGTTTCAATCAAGGACTGTGCAAGGTGACGTGCATACACCTGACCAATACGGATGTGGTCGCCGTCTTCCACGAGCACTTTGGTCAAGGCGAAGGCCAAGCCATACACCGAGTACACATAGCGCTTGAGGAAGAGCACACCGCCCTGCTGATAGGTCACTGGTGTGCCATCAGGAAGCTGCGGTGCTGCGCCGAAACCGTAAAGGACCGGCTCTTCGTGGTAGTTGCGGGGAATGCCTTGCTGCTCGCGGAACACACGGCTCCACTCGTCGGCACGCTGATCATAAACGCCGTCGAAGCACTCGTTGAGGATTGGCTCAACAATACTCCGAAAGTCGGTACTGCGCATCGGGGCTGCCATTTCTTAGCCCTCCTTATAGAATCGTGGCAGGGTACTGGATAGCTGCACCAGTGCCGATACCAAGGAGTTGAGACTCAGCGATCTGTACACGCACAATGGTGTACGCATCACCCCAAGCGTTCCCAGGATAGGGAGCGAGATCTACGACGCGCAATTGAGCGCTGGCGTACTGCGATGCTGCCGATGTGGACATCGTGCATTGCGACAAGCCAGTAGTCGAGGAGCCGTTATCGTTGTTGCTGATGTCGAACTCTTGACCAAGCGCGGTTTGAGCGATAGAGCCTGCCGCTTGAATTTCATAGACGATCTGTGGATCAGTCCAGATATAAGCAATCGCACTGCCTTGCTGGAAGGCGGTGTTAGCAGGGTAGAAGTTGGAAATGCGACGACGACCCGTGGTATCAGTCCACTCAAAACCATCGAAGACGCCATAAATAGCGCCGCCCGAAGCGGTTTTGATGATGTATCCCGTACCAGGATCAAGGGTGACGGCTTGGCCTTTGAAAATGTTTGAGGCGTAGCCAGTCGAGTAATCAAATGGGTTTGCGAATGCAATCGCACGATCCAACCCACTGGGGTGGAACGCGGGACGCAGACCAAACGGAGCACTTGTAGCTGACATAGTCTAACTCCGAGTTAGCCCTCGAATACCGGGGGCCGGTTAATGGGGGTTTTATCGAGACTGTCGAGTCCTTGCCCTTCCGTCTGCAATAGCGTCCTGCCTTGACTATCCCGTGCGCCTTGAAGATTGTCTAACTGCACTTTGATCTTCTCAGCCTCTTCACGAGGTTTGTCGTAATGCAACCGTGTCATTACCTTCTGGTACACGTCCATCGGTAACTTAAACAGCAGCATCTCATTACAGGAGATATGCCCAACGTGTTCGCCCGCCTTGACCCGATAATTCTCAAACCCTGGTAACTCATCGGCTAGCACCGGAACGTACCCAAGTCGGATTCTCTTATCAATGGTGTCGTAACTGTTGGTTGTAGAAAGCCAGCAAAGATGCCATCCCGGAATATCCGGGACTTTCGGCAGCGCCGATTGTGTCCACTCATCACTCCACATTTTGTCAATGTCCTGTGCTGAGAGGAACTGCTCCTGCACGGCTTGGCGCACTACGTCTTCGCTTGCGCGTGACTCGCGGCCACCGGCAGTGAGGGATTTCTTTAAGCGTGATTCCATGTCCTACTCCTAGCTTCGTTGTTGTGTAGCGTACTGGCGGATGATCCGGTTTCTAGCCTTTTCATCGTCCCATAAACCAGCTTCCTTAATAGCTCTCACTTGCTCTGCTGAAAGCTCAAAGGATTTGCGGCCACCTGCTGCCGCTGCTGATTCACGACCTGTACTTGCTTGCATAAAACGAGGCCTGTTTTTAGATGAGGAACCACCTTCCTGACTATTGTACCGATGAGGGACGTATTGGCGCAAGCGTCTGTCAAGTTCCATCCAATAATCCTCAGTGGCTGGGTCCCAACCTTCTCGCGCTAGGTGCTCATCAACGTCTTTGGTAACTTTGCTGTCTAAGTCCTTGGCGTTAGGATCAAACCATGGATTGCGCTGTTGCCACTCTTGCGCAAAGTTGGCAATCCTTGGGTTGGGCAATGACTGCTGCTGCCGAGGTTGTGCCACAGCCTTCTTAAGGTTCTGCAGATCCTCAAGCTTCTTGCGTGCATCAAACCACATCTCGTGCGCTTTGGTATGCCCGTCGCCGTCTTGCTCGCTGTGAGCCTGCGACATTTTGATCTTGGCATATTCAACACTCGTTGCTGCTTGTCGAATGGCCTCGTCAATCTGCGCTATTTCGCCGGCATGGGTCTTGCGCTCAATGATGGCCAGTCGTGATAACAACTCTTCGTTCTGGCGCTGCAGCATAGATAGCCGATGATCTTTCTCGATCTGATGCTGCTTGGCGGCATCGCGTTTAGCACGGCGGCGATTACGCTTGGCAGTACGAATTGCTTCCGTATCGTCTTGATGGTCAGCATCTTCATCATTGGCAGGTCCACCCTCTGCGGCTTGTACGGGTTCATTATCGTCAGCATCATCGCCCGTGTCGGGCATCTCAACGATAACGGAGCCGTCCTTCTCTTCCTTGATGTCAATGATCTCGTCTTTCTCTTCGGCGCTCATAGGAATGCCCTCGTCTCTAATGGGTTGCCCGTGATCTTGGCGATAACTTCATGATCGTTAATGATCATGAAAAGCGCCGGATCTTCACTTTGGTCTTCGCCTGGTACTTTGACTTCCCAGCGATCACCGCCCCACTTAGGCACACGAATAAAGTCGCCTACTCGGCACCACGCACCTTCAGGCCAAGGCTCCATCGAATCGCGCTTGCGAAACGCCAGCGATCCCATATCGACAACCTTGCCAATCTGCGTGTTCCACTTCTCTGTTTCCTTGGTCTCTTCAACCAAGACAATGCCTGCTTTGGTGGTTCTTTTCTTGGAGCGACGGATCTGTACCATCACACGGCCACCAAGAGGTTTCGCACCAGGATCTACGCTCGGAAATGCCCAAGCCATCTCAGCGTCGTCAGACGCTACTGGTTCATTCATATTCATCTTCATCTCTTATTAAGTCATCAATGATGTCTAGCGCCTTCTTCAGGCCTAGATGTTCTCCGACCATGCGCTGATACGCCTCCCATGTCGCTGCGTTTCCCGCTGCAAGGGCAAGGCCTATTTCAGCCTGGCGTGTCTTTAATGCGCCGATCAGATCCGAAATGGTTCTCACTTTTTCTTGGGTGCTTGGCTCAGGCCTCCTTTGGCTTTGGGTTGCTGTTGCTGTCCCTTGGACTGCAGGCTTGTGCCGTCAAGGTTGGCTCCCATGGCGATGCGCTTGTGATACGGCACAGCTTCCATGTCTTTCACGTTATTGGATGGTTGGGCCACGATTCACTCCTAAGTTGCGTTGGGCTTCGTTCTGAAGCTTGATTGCAGTCTCATACTGCTCTGCTTGTAACTGCTCATCTCGCTGCGTCAGACGGGCAGTTTCAATCCTCTCCTTGGTCAAATTGTTTGTGGCGTTAAGCGCTACATCCAACTGATCCCTTGCTGCTGCGCGTTGCTGCTCTGATTGCATGCGTGCCATGTCAATCTGACTACGCTGCTGCATGTCAGCGCCCTTGAGTTGCATCTCAGCCTGATCGCGCTGGGCACGACGCTGAGTCTCTGCCAGGCTGGTTTCCTTCAACACCTGGGCCTCGGGCGGTAGTTGCGGCTGGGGCGTCAGTTGCTGCATAGCCTGCAATAGCTGCTGCACGAGCGGCAGGATCTGCTGGAAGGCTTGCTCACTGTCTTGCTTCACATGCTGCGAGACTAGCGCCAAAGTCTTGTCAATCTCTGGCGTCATGCGCTGGTTTTGATACTCATCTTCATCCAACGGCTTGCCACGCAACTTGTGCATGTAGCCCTGACTGCGGTTGAGATACCAAAGCACCATGTGCTGCTTGATGTGCTCCAGTGCCCGCGGCAGGTAAATGCTTGCCATGATGGGATTGCCACCAAATGCCGGGTTAAGCGCGAAGTCCAAGTGCGATTGGATGTGCGCCAAGTGGTCTTGGTGCATATAAGCGTAGCCATTTTGACCTAATGACATGGCCACGTTCTCATCAATGGCCGAAAGCTCATTAGGTGCCGGCGTATTCTTGAGCAACTCGTTGTAAGCAGGGATTTTTAGCTGCTTTAAGAGTCTTTCTTCAACGGCGCGGCGGTCATAGAGGTCTGGGGCCTTGTCCGAGCGGGCCAATACCGCCTGAATCTGGGCCATGCGCTGGGTTTCGCTGAAAATATGCGGGTCAGAGACCGGAACCAC